GTGGCATTCTTTTCACGCTGCGCCAGATTTGCAATCTGCTGTTGCAGTGCATTCGGGTCGCGTTCGCCTTCCAAGCCCGCAAAGGCTTTCGGGTTCTTCTGAGCGTAATCAATCAACTGCGTCTGGTTCATGCGTGTCAGATCGACAGGCTTTGCCTCTTCAGTCGGGGCCGCTCCGGGTTGTGCTGCGCCGGGAGCCGCTGTTGTCTGGCCCGGAGCCGCTGCCGGTGCGCCACCTTGGCCGGGAGGGGGCGGAGCCATTGGCGTGCGCTCACCGCCGCCACCGGGGATCGTATAACCACCCTGTTGCTGGCCCGGAGACACAATACCCAGAACAGCGGGGTCCACATTGAGGCCCCGTGCCATGCCACCCACAACCTGCTTAAACTGTGCTGGGGTAAGCAATTCACTGGTATTCTTGTTGAAGTACCGCGTTTCACCGGTCTTCTGATCCGTTGTGACATTGAAGCGGTCACGAACGATGTCGAGGACGTTCTTGGCAAGATCAGCCGTAAGGCGCTGCTGGGCCTGATAGCCTGCCACGCCACCAACGATGCCTTCACCAATCGCCCCGCCAAGTGTCGGGTTGCGCGATGCCAGCATGGACCCGACCACCGAAAGGGCCGGGACCCAGAAGTTAGAACCACCGGGGATGCTAAAGCCGGACGAAGCATCTTCGCCGCTATATTGCACCGGGGTAGCCTTTTCGGATGGCATGTCGGAGGCTGGGATAACGCCCTTGCCGCCACCCCGACCCTGTTTTGCAAATGCTTCCCATGTTGGCGCAAGAGCCTGTTTAATCTCAGGCGTCACGCCAGTTTCTTGCAGGTCTGCGTCAAGATCGCGGCCTGTACGGCGGGAATAATCATCAGACGCCAATTTCCATGTGGCAGCGTCCTGATAGCCCTTCGTCATAGGAGCGCCACCTGTCACAGCGTCCCATGTGCCTTTGATAAATTGGCCAGCGCCAGCCGCAGTCGAATAGCGGCCATCATCACGGCGCTCACGGATATTGGGATGGGGACCTTCTGGGTCGAATGTTTTACCAGATGAGCCAACGCCGCCATACCGAATATCGTAACGACCACCGCTTTCAGGGCCATAAATTGCCTTTAGCATCGCCTGACGATGCTCTGGCATGTCTTCCAAGTTTTGCGGCTCAATCTTGTAACGCGGAGTCTCTTCAACTTCGCCTTCTGTGGCGTAACCTTGGCGCGTAAGGCCACCCATGGCACGCTTGATTGCGCCTTCGGTTGCCTTGTCATAGTCAACGGTCAAATAACCATCGCGTTTGCCGACAGCTTCCGGCTTCTTGCTCAACACTTCCTGTGCAAGCAAACCAATCTGGGTGCGGCCATTGCCGAAGTCATAACGATAGACATTCTGACCATCGTTCAACTTGCCAACCTTTTCGATATTGTCCTTCAGGCGCTCGTCAGAGAAGGGCAACAGTGCAGCAAGCGAAGCAATCGCCTTGCCTGCCGATGCAGCGGTTCCAGCCAAGCCAGCAATGTCCTTGATGTCATCGCCAACGCCACGGGCTTTGCCTGCGCCGCCGCTTCCGCCAGCGCCGGGAAGCTTGTCATCAGAGGTGTCTTCAGCTTCTTCCGTGGCATCTTCAATATAAGCATTCACACCCTTTGACGGGTCTTGCATCTCATAGGGGTCGATAACCTTGCCAAGACCGGCATAGCCAAGGCGCGGCACAACACCACCGGAAGCGAAGAAAATGTCTTCAGGCTCAACCTGACGAACCATCTTCCCTGCGTCTTCCATCGAATCAACAGGCATCACACCGCCAGTATCGGGTTGATCGCCGCCGGGAATTTGGAATCCTTCTTTGCCGCTTTCATACGACACAGGCTTGGCGCGCTCAGAGGGAGCGTCCGCCTTAGCAGGAGCGCCAGAAGCAGCACCTGCTGGCTCTGTCTTCGTTACGGTTGTGCCACCTTGTGTCGGCTTTGCCGGTGCTTTCTTGTCATCAGACAGGAAAGACTTTGCCTTGGCATAGCCCTGCTCGCCCATCTTCACCAATTCAGCGATGCTGCGACCAGTCGAGGCAGCCTGATCGAGACCAGACCTCTGACCACCGCCGCCCACCGGAGAAGCCGTGACAAGTTTTGACACTGGCAACGTAGCCTTCGGAACGTAGCCCTGCGATTTGTCACCGGGCGTGCCAGCGCCAGCGCCGCCATACGGGCCACCGCCAGAGAATGGCCCAAAGCTCTGCAACTGCGATTGCAGGATAGCGCGCATGAAATCGCTGTCTTGCACAGTCGAACCTGACGCATAACCCTGACGCGGCATGACGCCACCGCCATCAGCGTAATACCCCGGCTCATCAACTGCGCCGCCCATCCAATTAGGGACAACACCGCCACTGGCGCGATGCTCCACAGCGTCATCCGTGGCAGCTTTATAATCGACAGTCAGATAGCCATCGTGTTTGCCAACGGCATCAGGATGGTCCTGTGCCACTTCCTGCGCCATGAGACCGATCTGGTAACGCGGATCGCCTTTGTAGCGGAAGCGGTAAATCGGCTGACCGTCATTCGTCTTACCGATCTGTTCGGCATCTTCTTTAAGCCGCTCGTCGGAGAAGAAGCCCGTGGGCTGTTGCGTTGTCGTTGTCGAGCCAGACAACGCGCCAGTACCCATGGCAATGTTGGCGAGGAACTGAGCCTGCTGATACGGGAAGCCGCGTTCTTGCAGGAATTCCTGATAACGGGCCGTCATGTCGGCCTGATTTGTCTGCTGCTCTAGCGTGCCAGCCGCAATCTGTGCTTGTGCGCCCTGCAACGCCGCAGCTTGTGCGCCCGTGCCAAGCCCAGCCATGGCCTGCGCCGTGCCAGCGCCCATGCCATAACCTTGCTGTGCCAAAGCTGCCTGCTGTGCCGACATGCCCTGACCCTGAGCGAACTGCTGTTGGCCAAGGCCCTGAAGAGCCTGACCGTATTGCATCCCAAGACCCGCAAGACCTTGACCAAGAGCCTGCTGTTGCTGCGATGCAGCAAGGTTCTGCCCAAATGCAGTTTGTCCAAGGCCGGACAAAAGCTGTGCCTGTTGTGCGCCCTGACCGTAAAGCTGCTGGCCCAACTGACCGGCTGCCGTGCCAGCGCCAAGGGCCTGTGCATACTGAGTTTGGCCCAACTGAGCCAAATTCTGAGAGCCTGTGACACCCTGACCAAACAATGCCTGACCAAGCGCGGCCTGCTGTTGGGCAGCGCCCATTTGCTGGCCATAGCCTTGCTGGCCAATAGCAAGCGCCTGCTGCGCCAACTGCTGCTGTGCAGCACGGTCAGCCTGCGCGGCCGACAGACCGACACCCTGCTGTTGCTGCGCCGCAGCAAGAGCCTGTGCGTAACCCTGCTGGTAAATCGGAGCCATGGCTTGCGCCGTGGCAAGGGATTGCTGGCGTGCCAAATTAGCCGCAGCAAGACCCGCACGATCACCACCAAACGCGCCAGATCGAATGGCATTAGCCGTCTGACCTGCCATCTCCTGTTGCTGCTGCTGTTGAAGCGCCTGCAACGTGGTGTTGGCAACTTGCTGGGTATAAGGGCTCATGTAAGCCCCAATGTCCAATCCCTGCGGTCCTACAGACCGGGAGCCAGCCATGGCGGCATTCGTGGCAAGACCTTGATAGGGCTGGCCAGATGCAAGCGCGGCACCGATGCCTTGCGTAGCGGCTTGGTAATATGGAGAAGACGCGCCAGTGGCCCCCATGGCCTGCGCCATAGCAGCCTGATTGGCCAAAGCAGATTGCTGTTGAGCGCCAAAAATCTGCGCCTGCGAAAACTGATTGGCGGCTTGCGCTGCGCTTGGTGCAGCCTGTGCCGCTGTCATAGCGCCTTGGTTTGCGGCACCTGCGCCTTCCAAGCCTTGTTCGAGCGTAGATGTTGCGCCCTGATAATAAGGCTGCGCTGCTCCATAGCCCTGCCCATACTGTTGAGCAGCCTGACCGGCATATTGCTGGCCCTGAGCGTAACCTTGTTGCAACGGCTGATAGGCAGCTTGCGTCTGCCCATAGCCTTGATTGTAAGCATTCTGAAGCTGGTTCGTGGCAGTGTTGTAATAAGACTGCGCCTGATTGGCAGCCTGATTAACATTCTGCATACCTTCTCTTTGTTGACCGGTCAGACCGGCAACAAATTGGCCTTGGTATTTTTGAAAGGGCTGAGAAGCGACCTGTTCGGCTCTGGCATTAACGGCGTTATACCGTGCCATAACCTCTGGCGGGATAGATACCGATTGGGTTGTTGTTGAGGACTTCCCGCCGCCCATGCTGTTTACTCCGCAGCCTGTTTCCAGCCACCTGTGCGAGCATTATACAGGAAAAAGGCACCTGTGGCCTTCCCGAATTGACGCTCATACAGACGCACTTTGGCTTCCGTGCGATGATTTGACAGAACCCCGATAATCAGGGGAATGCCAAGTTCATCAGAAACCTGTTTAGAGAATTCGACCAATCGACGCGCCCTGCCAAATTTGCCATGCCGGAAGTCTGGATGGACAAAGATGGCCTTCTCTTCAATGACTTGATTATCAGAATACCACATGGTGCCAATTCTGAGTAGCACCGCAGCTTCAGGTTTTTTGCCATTATCGCCAACGATACCGACAACCCCATTATCAAGGTTTAGAGCAGGCCATATTTCCTGAAGGAGCCTTGCTGGGTTCGGTTCCACAAACCCATTTTCGTCACAGGCTGTGAGGGCCAGTTCCATGATGTCATCGACATCTTTGGGCTGACCAACACGAACAGGAATTGTTTCTTCAGACATCGACTAACCCCCTTAGTCTTTTGCTGGACCCGGCAAATTCTTCAGTGTTTTCACTGTCTTGGCGCGGAACGTCTTAACAAAGTCATCCAGAGAACGATGGCCCGCGTCCAAATTGCCACCGCCCAATTCTTCGATTGCCATAGGGTGAATAACATACTCACCGCCCGCTGCAATGATGGGAACCAACGGCCCCACATTGCCACCCTGTGCATAGCCTCTTGGCGCACCGCCACGGGCTCCAAACACATGGTTCAGATACTTAAATCCTGCCATTGTGTTGCCTTCGCCAAGGGCGGAGACAATATCGGCCGGGATGACATAAGACCCGGACGGAACGTGCATAGGTAAATGGTCTGTCCGTCCTGCCACTGGGCTATGGATAGGACCGACATGCGGTGTCACAGGCTTTTTAGGCCCAAGCGCGGAAGCCCCACCCCGCGCCATGCCAGCAGGCCCACCACCATCACCAGCAGGAGAGCCGCCAGCACTATCGGCATTTCCAGCATCACTGCCATATCCGCCGCCGCCTGCTGTATCTCCAAGGCCACCAGAAGTGCCATCACCCCCGCCGCCTGTGCCGCCACCAACACCATCAAAACTTCCGCCCAATGGCATAGCTGGATTGAGGGGAGAAAAGGTCTGTCCATTCCCGAAAGACTGGCCTTTATCATTAGCTTCAAGGGCCATCATGTTTGGGCTGGTGGGCATGGCAGAAAGTTGAGAATTGTAAGCCGTGCCAAATGCAGGGACCGTAAAATCATCACCGGGCTGCATCAGGCCACCAGAAGCCCGCCCCTTGCGAATCAAATTCAAGGCCATGTCGATAGATGACTGTGGCATCTGTGGAGTTTTGCCACCCCTTTTATATGCCGAAGGTTGTTGTGGCGTAGCCTGCGAAATCACTGAAGCAGGCGTTTGCGGAATTGGTTGGTCCGTCTGAGACGGCTGAGGAATGGGAGCCTCAACAGGGGTTTGAGTCTGCCCCATTTTCGCAGCCTCTGTTTGCTGCGGTGACATAGACATGCCGCTTTGATCATAGCTATCGCCAAACGCCGCGCCACCTGCATAGCGGCCCTTCCGCATAGTGCTTAAAGCGATAGCCACGGCCTGCTTTTGCGGCCTCCCAGAGCGGATAAGCTCACTGATGTTGGTGCTTACAGTTTCCTTTGAAGAACCTTTTTTCAGGGGCATCGTCATACACTCAGGTTGTAAAAGGCGATTGAACCGATACCAGCGCCATTGCTGGATGGGATATTCAACCCGCGCGCGCCAAGGGTGATAACATCACTGCTGCCAAACCCGTTGCCACTTAATGATGCCGTACACCCAAGCTGCAAGTCAAAATTGTACCCGAACGGGGCGATAATCGGAACAGAGCCTTGATTTGTCGATACGACATAATCTGTTTGATGTATGTCATCGGCTGCGGCGGTCATCGATGTGGCAGCCGTATCAACATCAACCATGCCGTTGCCAACAGCGCCAGCGGCCCACGTTGCGCTAGTTAGAGTAGGGTTTCTAACAAGGACAATTTCATAGGTACCAGAAGTGGTAGCTGCGAAGTTAACGATTGATGGAATAATAACGGCCCCATAATAACTGGAATTAATTCTCATGGATACCAATGGCGTGAAAGTAAGGCCGGTATTATTGGCAATCGAAACGCCATTTCCAGACGCGCGAGCGATATAAGGTGCTGTTACCTGTTCGTACCCGCCCTCAGAAATAACTGTGGAGCATATCATCTGTAGTGTCGCGGCAGATGCCGTAGTGCCAGTTGTGGCAATCTCATACCGTAATGGCAGAGTCGCTGTCTGCATATAGACTTTTGTTGATGTTGCCTGATTTGCATTTTGGAATGTGTGGCAGACTATATAGACGCCATTGATAATGAATCCGCAGCGCACGTTACCAACGCCCAGCCATTCAATATCAAACCACAAGATTTGGGTTTTCGTCAGATCAAGCGTTATGCCGGACGGTCCGGTGCCATCAAGCTTGTCGCCGTTCCAGTTAGCCTGCGTGACATACCGGCTATCATCAACCGACCCGCTTGTGTAAGTGCGGATAACAAAACTTACACCATTAGAACCCTGTTCAAGATAGACACCATTTTGCGCGCCAAAAAGTCCAATACGCTGCCTAAGATTGGCTCTTGCAGAGGCCATGGTGAACGTCTGCAATGTCAACATGCTCTTACCGGGCTGATACGGGAACACGCGAAATGTTTGCGCTACAGCCGTAGAACCCGATGAAGTAGTGACATTTAAATTAACTGAAGACTGATTAGTGTTATAGCTTGTTGTCCCACCCGTAGAAGTCACATAGCTATAATGCTTATCAGCCGCAAACCGGCTTTGGCTATCAAACAAAGAAAATGGGTTGCTGACCCGCAACCGGCCAAAGGCGTCCGTATTAGTGCCGTCAAAAGTTACATAGCTTGGATTGCTTGGGTCGCCATATGGAGGCCATGAAGTGATCATCTTGGCCCCCCAATACCGCCGGAGATCAGAAACGTAACATCAGCCGATGACGCATAGCCTTGAATTGTCCCACTGGCTGCGACAACATTATCGCCAGTCCATTGGATGGTCATCTTAGGCTGGATCGGCGCAGCATAGAACATTGCATTGCTTGCGCCAGCCGTGCCACCAGAAGGCACAAGAGAAATGTAAAAGGTCTGGCTCGTCGTGCCAGTATTGCAGATGTTAATCGTTGTAACCGTAAGCTGCGTTGTCGAAGCTACAGTATAAAGATTGCCGTATGTTCCTGTTGGCGCGGCTCCGCTGTAGATGACAGACCGGCGCAGAAAGTTGAAAAGATACCCAGAGTTAAGAGCGATGTTGTTGATAGCAACAACACCGTTTTTCTGGGTAGTCAGGATGTCATCTAAACTAGCCATTAGAATTTCCCATCCTGCTGCACACGATAGCGAATATTACCAAGACGCCACCATGAGCCAATGTCATTGCTTTCAATGCGGATAGAAACCAAGCGGCCCCTAAAGCGCGGCGTAATGAACTGAACCGCGCTCGTCATCGTGTAGGGGCCATAGACACTTGGCGTAGAGTTTGGATAGTCCAAAACGTAGAATGTTAGGAGGACGTTCGCACTCTGCACATTGCCATAATAGCCCCACTTCATGTCGGGCCACACTTGATCGATAAACATCTTCAGATCGGCTTCGTTCAAAACGAAGTAACCTGTCTGGAAGTAAGATGTCATAGGCTGCTCATCAGCATCCGGTGACACCTCATGCTGATAAATATAGTTGTCCGTCCCCGCGCCAATGGGAGGCCCTAGCACAGACTCGTTAATCCATGCCGTGCGGCCAAGCGTGCCATAATCCCACTGATCAAGGTTGATGTTGTATTTAACGTAATGGCTGACTTCCCCGCCATTGCTCGTTGTCGGGTAGTACCATGCCACTTCGCCAAAGCGTGAATTCGTGGCAACCCGGATTTTGTCCAAGTTATCTGTGTCTAGGTCTTGGAAGACCACATCCCAAATCGGGCAGCGGATTGGCTCGACACCAGACCCGGAGAACTTGAAGAACTGGGATTGTCCCATCCAGTAGATGATGCCGTTCATCGATCCGGCTGCTTTGCGACCGATAAGACCGCAATTCACACCGACTTCGTTGAACTGGTAAACATAGGGAGGGCCAACGTACTGCATCGCCCACAGAGAAAGATCAGTCCAAATCAAACCCTGCTGCGGGCCTTGAATGCACTGGATGATCTTTGAGCCTTTTGGCACGCGGTATGAACCAGCCTGATTGGTAATCAAAGCCGTCCACGAGTTGTAATTATTGACATCGCACCAGCGAATTAGCATCGGGTCTGCGATGCCATTGAAGGTCGTCCCCCACGAGATGATTTGCCTTTGCGGCATCGCAACAAAAGCGCCTTGATTAACAGAGGGTGCTTCTGGGATGGCAAGAGCTATTGGGTCGCCGCTTGTTGGGCTCCATTTGAAGATTGGGCCATTCAATGGCGTAGATATTAACTCTTCACCCCAGTTGTCCAACGTCCAATCTGTTGCATTGATTGGGATGCCACTACCAGCAACCTGCGGGATACCGGAGCCATAAGCGCCTCTGCCATAGCCGCCAATGCCGTAGCCGGTCCCTGCTGGCAACGGGCCAATGCCGTTCCAATACTTGAACCTTACATTGCCGCTATTTTCAGAGATGCGGAAAGAGCCTCTAATTGTGCCGCCAGAAACATATGCAGCGGTAGTCGCATTGGCATAGCTTACCGTGCCAACGCCTGATGCTGTGACAACATGAGTGCCATTATACCCGGCCGGGACAACACCAGACACAACTATGGTAGAGCCGATGGGGATAGTTGAACCTGAATATGTCAATGTAGCCGTCACGCCAGTCCCAGACGCGCCAGTAACATTGATTGTAGAAGCTGTCGTAGATGCAGAAATTACAAAATTATTAGCATCGACAATGCTTGTAATGACATAAGCGCCAAGCAGTGTGATGCCAGCATATGACGTCGCTACGAGAATGGCATACTCTTGCCCTTCCAAATAGCCGTGGGCTGGAAGGGTTACGTTAACAAAGTCTGACCCTGTTGTAAGAGTATAAAGGGCAACAGACCCGCCATTAGCCACCGTTGATGTAGCCAAATATGACTCATCAAAAGTATTTTTTGGGTAAATGTAATACTGGTTTGGGCCAAGGCCGGGATTATAAATCTGGTATTGGCCAAACAAGATAATGCCACCGACACTGATATGTGTCTGAATATCGACCACATCATAATCATCGACACTGCGCCCAGTATCGACAACTAGAACTTGATTTGAGCCTGCTGTGGTCGAGAAGTTGACAGCTACATCGACCGTTCTTGTCTGTGGCGTAATGTCATTCGCGCCGCCATTCGTGATCACAACAAGCGAGTTTCCTGCACCTGTAATGGAGCCACCAGAAACAAATGCAGTTGTGGTGGTCGATGCGAAGGAAACGCTCGTGCTAGTCGATGCCGTGACAGTATAAGTGCCGTTATAAGCAGACGGGTTCATACCCGTTACTTGGATCGAATACCCGGCGACAAATGTGAATGGGCCTGTGTATGTCAGGGTTACTGTGGTGCCAGTGCCAGACGCGCCAGTGACCACTATGGGTGCGATACCTTCTGCCCCAACTCCCAGATAGGAGTTGCCAGCTAAGTCTTTCCAAGCCCACAGGCAGCGGACTTTAGAGCGGATAGAGCTTGAAAAGTATTTCAGCCAACCGCCAAGCTTCTGCACGATGCCACCAAGCGTCCGGTCTGGGACAAACCGGATCAGTTGGCTTTCTGAAATGGCAGCTTCATTCAGTGCGGGCGTCTTGTTTTGATCAACACCCGGAATGATTTTGAACGATGCGTGAGGCATTTGTTACCTCGTCGGTGAAGCTGTTTGAGATTGCGACTGCGAAGACCAAGCCGCAGCTTCAAACTTCTTCCTGTTTTCTTCAGAAATGGCGCTCTTCAGAAGCATTTGATATTGCTGCTCATAGCTTTGGGCCATGGCAGGGTCATCCGACTGGCGGCCGAAGTTGCGCTGGTAGCCGGACACAAAGATCATCGATGCCATAATCATCAGGTCTGGAAGGTAAAGACTGATGAATGTGGTCGGGTTGGATACCGACAAGCTACTTGGGCGATAGGTCCCAATGATCTCACACTGATAGTTTTGATCAGGGAACGGTCCGACCAAGAAAGTGTAATCGTCAAAGGGGCAGAAATACTGCGGCAAGCCGGTTGCTTGGCTGTTGTTATAGACCTGATCCAAGAACTCTTTTGTGCATGGCAGCAAAGGGTTCCTAACACCAGTGTCAGGGCTGGCTGTCCCAAACGGGGTAATGACATTGATCTGCTCTGGCACAACAAACGTGCCAGCCGGAACCACAACCTGCCTGCTGCCGACTGTCATGCCATAAGCTGTGGTGGCAATCGACGTAAACAGGAAGTCCACATCACGATAGATGCGGTTTTCCGCATAGGTGATCATCTGAGGCAGGATGGTCTGAAACTCAGGGTTAGCCTGATCGACCACCGCCAAGGTGGCAATCTGTGTCACATACTGAGAATAGGTCAGACCTGTTGTCATCTTACCCGACCATCGTTTGAGCCGTCTTGCTCACATCCGCCACACGGCGACCCCAGCCTTTGCCGAACCTGCCCCATGTCGGCAATTTCTGAAGGAAGGCCAACCTATTATCGCAGATACACTTGATCAGGGCAACGGGATCGGTCGCTTGGGCGGCCGCGACCGTCTTTGGGCCAATGGCCCCGTCAGCCGTTACACCAAGGCATGATTGAAGCTGCTTTGCCGCCCTGCCTGTGCCGCTGTTAACGGCATAGTCGAAAACCGCATAATCAACCCCATCAGGGAGATCGTCTCCCTTAATCTTATCCCAATAGTTCTTGCGATAGACCGGTGCCACATCTGCCACAGTCAAAGATTTGAGCGATCCGGGCGCAACTGGATGGCCGACCCATTCTTCCCATACCTTTTTAGTAACGCCCAACATGGTCTCGCCGCCGGGGTCATGCGGGTCATCCACCCATCCCCCTTCGTGCTTCAGAACGAGCGCGAGCGACTGTTCAAAATTATGCTTCATTTCTTCGTACCCATGTCTGCGATGATCTGTTCTTTAGCCCGCGAACCGGACGATGAACCGTAATAGTAGCCAATTACTGCCGTGAAGGCCGATGACAAAGCACCCAGCAGGATAAGTAAGGCATCTTGGCCCCTTTGGGGGAGGCCATAGAACATGAGACCGCTAAGTGTTCCGAAAAACCCGACACACACAACCCCGGCCAATATGGTCGGTGTCTTATCTTTAAGGCTTACCTCACGCTGACGGGCGCTATTCCGGTCTGTGGCATCGATCTGGGCAAGATCAATGTCAAGCTTCTTCATCGTAATGGCAAAGTTTGAATCGATCTCTTTAAGCCGCGCCAGTTGATCCGGCGTAGCGGAGCTTAATGCCGCTGCGACCTCTTGTTCAGAACCTTGGTCCGTCCCTAAAAGGGCGCTTGAAAGGGTCTTAACAGCCAAGCCAGCCAAAGGACCACCAAGGGCCGAAGCAATCGTAGGGGCTACTTGCGCCAAAAGGCCGCCCATTTTGCCAAAATCCATCACTTCCTCCTTACGGGCTTCCTTTGGGGCTTCTTAGCGACAGGCTTTGAGGCCGCTTTTGGCAGAACAAACCCACCGCTCTTGTAGTGCTTCCACAAAAACTGAACGCCAACTGTTGCCAGAGCCATCAAGATTCCCGTTTCCGGGATGTTCCCAATTCTCTGATGAGACATGGCGGACAAAGGCCCAATCGTTGCCGTGGCAATGATTGTCAAAGCATTCAAGAAAGCAAAGAACCCCACAAAGTAGAGGGGCTTCTCGTGGTACGATGGGAGCTTCTTGCTGAGAAGGGCGAGAACGATTGCCACAAACAGCACCACACTAGCGGCAAAATCTAGCCATATCCCTTTTGTGTTAAGGAAAAAGGCAAAGTCTTCCATCATGCTTTGCGGACCTTCTTGACGCGGGTTTTGGTCTCAGCCGCTACCTCAAGGATGTCCTTGCCTTCATTCTTGATAAAGAAGTTGGCAATAGCTGACATCAAGAACCACGCACAAAAGCCGATAAGGAAACCGGCCATCATTTGAAATTCCCAATCG